TGCATGGAACGGCGCAGTCTCAGGTATCGTTTCTGCATAATAAGTAAGGCAGGAAAGGGAGCGTTAGCAATAGCGCTCCCTTTCTTCTTAACATCTAGGAGGCAGCATGGCAAAAAGAATGGTCGCGCCGGATAAAGGCGTAAGAGAAACAACGATTGGCAATAGAAGTTACACGCCAAGTAAGCAAGGTATTTACACAGTAAGCAATCAAGACGCAAAGGCAATGAAGGCCGAAGGATTTATTGAAGCCTCACTTATGGGGGCTACGACTAATAGCGATAATCTCGGATACACTTGCGTAGAGTGCGGATTTGGCAGCTGGTTCAAAACATGCGGCCGATGCGGTCACGATAACGGCTCAGGAATTAAAACAGACGGAGATTAGATATGGCGACCGGAGTAACTACGCAGCACCCGTTCAACGAAAACCCGTACATTACGGTTGCTGAATATAAAAACGCTCCAACATCTATTGACTACGATAACCTCGTAGTAGGCGGAAACGCAGCTGCGCAAGACGCAGAGCTGGCTAACGTAATCTTACGCGCTTCTTCATTTATGGATGAGTACCTAAATCAAAACCTCAACGCGTCTACTCAGGTCGAAAATCAACGCACCCGAATGACCTCTAGTGGATTCCTTGCAATACACCCGAACAATAACCCGGTTATTTCATTACAAAGCCTGTCATACGGAACTGACCCTAACAGCCTAGTGCCAATGAGCGACCCATCTAAAGCGTGGTTCGAAGACCAGCAAATCATTGTGCCGCTATCACAGTTGGCAACTACTTATTCCTCACAGGGCGCGCTCTCGTTTGGCGTAGGCGCAGCGCCACGTCAACAAATCTTTGTCACCTATAATTACACATCGGGTTACGTTAATAATTTGATTGCAAGCGCAACGGCCGGAGCAACTAGCATGACGGTACAGACTGCCAACGGAATTGTGGCCGGAATGCAACTACGAATTTACGACGGAGCAAACAGCGAGCGCGTAACGGTGGCAAGTAACTACACATACGGCTCTACAACGGTGCCATTAGCCTCTGCGTTGGCGTATACGCACGTAAGCGGGGTGGCGTTCGGTAATCTACCGCAAACGATTAAAGAGGCCTGTATCCTCGTTACAACGGCGTTTTTAAAGATACGTGGAGATAACTCCCTAACTATGAACGTAACAACTCAGCCTACGGGCAACGTAAGCGGAGCAACTATGTTCGGCGGAGAAATTGCTATTGCCACAAAGATGCTAGACCTGTACCGCCGGATTCGATAATGGCAGGGCGCACCGGCGTACGCGCCACCTTATACAACTGGTTAAGCACCGGAAACATTTACGGCCTTAATCAAGTATTTACATCGTTTCCAAAACGTATTGACTATCAAGTTAATTCGCAACCCGGACAATTAAGCAGAGCTGCGGCAGTAATTTTTATACAAAATGAACGCGAGACAAGATTGGCGATTGGCGGAGCGACTAACGGCTGGAAAAGGGTTGATTACTCAATAATTGTTCAGGTCTACCATCACTCATTAGAACGCAACGCCGAAGAAGCAATGGTTAGTTTTGATAATCTGATTGACGCTATAAAAACACGCTTGCGCGCAGACCACAATTTCGGAGATACAACGGGAAACCTAGTATGGCAAGGCGCGGAACCGGTGATTAGCGCTACCTATGGGGAGCCGGCTACAAATAACGGCGGAGCGACGGAGACGTTTGCTGAGATACAATTTGACGTAACAGAGATGATACAAGCATAGGAGAAATATGAAAATCACAAACAATACAGAGGGCGCACGCGACTATCCTACGTTTGGCGTCACTTTGGCAGCCGGTGAGTCTTTTGACGATTCAAAGAATACAAAAGTAAGCGCACCAATCGTTCCAACAACATCGTCAGACAATACTGACTCGACCGTAGAAGAGGTGAAGTAATAAATGGCAAACGTCCAAGCAACTAACCGGAGTTACCTCGGTATCGCTAAAGAAGTAACACGCGGTACGGCTGTAACTCCAACAAACTTTATTCCCGTAATTGGTTCAAGCCTAAAGCCGGTAGATGTTATTGACCCGCTATATGACGAAGGCCTACGCGGTTCGAACGTAAAGAGCTACAACTACCTACAAGGTCGTACACGCTCAACTTACGATTACAGCGGAGCAGCATTCGCAGATACCATCGGGTACGCAATAGCCGGAGTATTAGGCGATGTAACTACTACAGGAGCAAGCGCACCATACACACATGCTATTGCACTTAAAAACAGCGCAACAGCGGCGGCAGATGCTCAGCCTACATCTTATACAATTACAGATTTCTACGCAGCTGCAGTACGCGCGTATCCGGGCTGCATGTTCAGCGATTTCACACTCAAGTTCAACGCTGACGGAATGCTCGAATACGACGCAAAAATGACCGGTTGGGCTAGCGCGTCAGCGGCTACACCTACACCATCATTTTCTACAATCTTGCCTACTCAGGTATGGCAGGGTGCGGTAACTGTCGGCGGAACTACATTGTCTACAGCGATGACCGGCGAAATCAGCATGAAGCGACCAGTAACACCGGTCTACGGAATTGCAACTACTCAAAACCCTTACCAAATCTTTCTCGGTCCATTAGAAGTAATGGGAAAGATTAAGTTTGTTATGGAAGATAACGCAGAATTAACACGTTACCTTACAAACACTCAACCATCAATCGTGTTCAACTGGTCTTACGGAACAGGTGCAGCATTGGTACAGATTCAGGCAACACTTACAAAGGGTGCATACGTCGCAGCTGCGATTGACCGCGGAGCAGACTTAGTAGAAATCAGCATTGACCTAGTCGGACTAGGCAATACAACCGACGCGGGTACTACAGGTGGGTATTCACCTATTAAGTGGACACTCAAAAACGCACTACCAAGCGGTACATACAACTAATCTCCAAGAGCAGGGGTAAGGTAGAGACTCGAACGCCTTCCCGGGTCTCCCTCCCCTGCTCCCATGATTTACAGTAAGATAAACGGAAGGCAAACAAACAGGAGGCAAGAATGTCTGCAAAAGAAATCACGCTCCCATCAGGGGCAAAGGTAAAACTAAAAGACCCATCATTGTTGCGAGTACGTGACAGAAAAAATGTCATGCGCGCGGGAGATAAAGAAACCGGCGACCTTGCAAAAGCGCTCGCACTAGGAGACGCAGTAGTTGCAATGTTGGTAGAGGAATGGTCGTTTGATTTGATTATTCCGTCAATCAAAACTGAATCGCTAGACGAACTCGAAATCAAAGACTACGACGCACTCGTAGAAGCAACGCAAGATGCGCAGAAAGCATTATTCCCGTCGCTGACAAAAAATGAGGCTAACGAAGAAGACCCAAAAGCGGATACCGGCAGCTCGAAAGATTAAAATGGATACTCAATGGGGGAATGCGAAATGAAAATTTCGATTACCCCGATGAGCATTGGTATTATTACCAAATGGCTGACCGGTTCGGTTGGACTCCTGAGCAAGTAGATAACCTACCGGCCGGGGAAGCAGATTGGCTATTGGCTATAGCGGCTACTGTGGAACAGGTAAAAGCTGAGAGGGCAGAATCGGCGTAAACAATGGGTGCATTTATAGTACGTAACCTGTCGCAAGTAATGAACGGGCTAACGGAATTTGACAAGCAGATAATGAACGCTGCCGAATATGCAATCGGTCAAGCGGGATTTGCATTAGAGCGCCAAGCCAAGATTAACGCTAATACCGGAACGCATAAACGCGGAGAAGGCCACATACAGGGAACGGGTCCGGGTCCGAACGTAGTTACCGGAACGCTGCGAAGAAGTATTACCACCGAAGTGCGGTATGGATTCGGAAGTTATATTGCAACGGTTGGTCCGACAGTAGAGTACGCAAGAGCGGTCGAATTAGGCAATCCAAAATGGCGTGGTAAGCGGTATCCTTACCTCATACCAGCGGCCGGAACTTTAATTGGTAACGGAACGCTCAGCCGAGTATTTAATAATGCGTTTGCACAGAGAATGAGGTAAAAGTGGCTAGCACAATCCCACCAGTCCTCATAGAATTACAATTAGAGACGGCTCGCATATCCGCACAAATGGCGGAGATTAAAGGCGATTTCGATAAATTCGGGCAAACCGTAACCAAGCAAAATACATTTATGGAAAAGTTCAAGGCTAACGCGGCGGGAATGTTTGCCGGAAATCTTATGGCTCAGGGCTTCAACATGGTAGGCGGAGCAATTAAAGGAGCAATCGAAGACGCGCAAACATACGAAAAGCAAGTCGCGCAGCTAAACGCCGGAATCAAATCTACCGGTAACGTAGCCGGATTAAGCGTAGAAGGGCTAAAGGCTCAGGCTAGTGCGCTGGAATCAATCTCTTCTGTAGATGAAAACCTCATCATGCAATCGCAAGCGGTATTCCAAACATTTACCAACATAAGAAATGTGGTCGGAAAAGGCAACGACATTTTTAATCAAGCCTCTGTCGCTGCATTAGATTTATCAACAAAGATGGGCGGAGATTTACAAGGTGCTACGGTTCAATTAGGTAAGGCACTCAACGACCCTATCAAGGGCATTACCGCATTAACCCGCGTAGGCGTGGTATTTACTGACGCGCAAAAGGCTCAGATAAAAGCGTTGGTGCAATCCGGTGACGTAATGGGCGCTCAAAAAATCATTCTTGCTGAGATGAAAACAGAATTTGGCGGAGCAGCTGCCGCGGCCGGAGATACATTTGCCGGAGCGGTATTTCGGGCTAAAGATAAAGTGCAAGATTTCACCCGTAACCTCGTTACGGAATTGCAACCAATCTTATTGGCTATTGGAAAAACGATTGGCGAACTCTATACAAAGTTTCTTGCTCCATTATTCGGTTGGCTCAGTAAAAACAAAGAAGCGGTTGCGCTATTTGCCGGAATCATTTTAACGGCTGTAGCGGCATTTAAGATTTATCAAATCACGATGGCGGCTGTAACTGCGGTACAAGAGTTATACATCGTAGGCATGGCGTTGGCAAAAGGCGCAAAGCTGGCGGACATAGCGGCTACCGAAGGGCAAACTGGGGCGATGGCATTACTAAATGCGGTAATGAACGCTAACCCGATTGCGTTGGTAGTAGTTGCTGTCGCAGCATTAGCGGCTGGATTCGTAATTGCGTGGAATCATTCAGAAACATTCCGCAAGGTAGTTATTACAGCGTTTCAAGGCGTGCTAAGCGGAGTAAGTTTCGCTATTAGAGCGCTGGCAATGTTCGTAGACTTCGCCGGTAAGTACCTCATACTTCCGTTCAAGGCTCTACTCGGAGCGCTATCAGCATTACCGGGCGTAGGTAAATACGCTAAGGCGGCACTCAATTTCATTGACGACCTACCGGCAAACATAGGCAAGGCGGCAGATGCAGTAGATTCATTCTCGACCGGACTGGATAAATTGCAAGATAAAAAAATTAGTATCCCCGGATTCGGCGGAACTAAGAAAACCGACAGCGGAACCCCTAGTGGCGCGGCTGCACCGACTGGTGGCGGCGGCATAAGCAAAGAAGCAGCTGCCAAAATAAAAGCGCAGGAAAAAGCGCTAACTAAACTCAAAGATGACGCGGAAAAAATTTACGGCAAAATGAATGACGTCATAAAAACTGCCAACGAAAAGCGTACGCAGATTGAAAAAGATTACGCAGACAAGAAAGCAAAACTCAACTCAGATGAATTAGAAAAAGAATTAAAACTCCGGGCTGAGTACGCACAAAAGGCAACTGACCTAGAGACAAAGGCAGCGCAAGACAGAGCTGCAATTATCCAAAAAGGTCAAGACATGCTACGTAGCGCGTTTGCTACCGGAGCAAAATTTGACCTAGCCAAGATGTTTGACGACAGCGACAAGAGCGGCGCAGGGCTATTACAGAAACTCAAAGATAAATTTACCGCTATCAAGAAGCTGCAAGCGCAAGCCGGAGCGCTCGCGAGCGCAGGATTCTCACAGACATTTATTCAAGAAGTAATTGCGCAAGGTCCGGACATGGGCGGAGCAATGGCCGATGCAATTCTAAAAGCTACTCCGGACACAAAAAGTCAATTACAAGAATTGTATTACGGATTAGAAGACGTAAGCAAGCATGGATTAGATACGCTAGCGGCGCAAATGAGTAATTCTACAAGTTTCGCTACAGAGGAATTGCTCAAGGAATACCAAAAGGTAGGAATTGACCTCGCTGACGCGCTGGACAAAAATCAATACGAATTAAACGACAAGATTAAAACGCTGCAGATTGACCTGCAAAGCGCACTAATGGAAGCGCAAACAAATTACAACGACGCGATTGACGCACTCACAAAAGACACTATGGACAAGCTGAGCAAGCTGCAAGACGAATTACGCAAGACTGCTGACGAAATGGTAAAGTTAAACGCGCAAAGTCTAGCGGTCTCAACTATGGCTAACTCACCGGCCGCACCTTACCTAGCAAAGATTGCACCGATACCTACCAGTCCGAATAAGCCGTACAATGAAAGAAGCGGATTTGAAACTACTTACATCACAAACGTAACCGGTATTAACCTCGCTGACCCTAACGCGTCGGCTAAAGCGATTGCCAACGCAACGGCGTTCGGTACACCGCAAGCCATTACTCCATCTGTCAATATTGCCAGCCTAAGACAAGCGCATGGAGGAGAAATTTAATGCCTACGGTAAGCAGCCTTAATAATTATTCTTTCGCGTTCAACGGATACGTATTCGGCGGAGCAAACTCAATTCACCAAGTATTAGCGGTAGACGGATTAGAGGCGCTGCCGGGGATAAGAAATCAAGATGACAACAGAGGCTACGCAGACGGTATGTATACCGGAAATGACTTCCTCGGAGGCCGAGACATTATCGTAACAATACTGACTATTGGAAACAAAAGTACAGGGTCAATCTCGGCTGCAACTGCGACAGGTACAGGAATAATTACATACACTACTTCGGCGGCGCATGGACTTATTACTGGACAATTAGTAACTATTACCGGCGTACTTTCTACAGGAAACCCGAGCGGAACGGCCGGAACGGGATTTAATCAAACGCTGCAAGCGTGTACCGTCACATCTACAACTCAATTTACAATCGCGGTAACGCTCACAGATACACTCACTAGCGGCGGAACTATGAATATGAGTTCTAGCGCGCAACAGAATTACAACCTGCTACAAAGAAATGTACTACCTCAGACCAGCGGAACTACAACTATGCAATTCCAAATGTCTACGGCGGACTCATTACAAAGAGTCTACGCTCGCGTGCGCGCAAACCGAACAATTATTGACCCGGATTACTCATACGGATTCATTAGAAGCCAATATACGTTTTTCTGCCCTGACCCTCGGTACTACGACGACGCGGAGCAAACGGCAGTATTGGCGGTAACTAACCCGCTGGGAAGAATTTACAATCGTATTTACAACCTCGTATACGGCTACTCAATCTCAGGCGGAGCTGCTACGGTGCAAAATAACGGTTGGGCTACAACCTACCCGGTAATCACGCTATCGGGTCCTGTGATTAACCCGACGGTAGGTAACTCTACAACGGGTAATTACATTACGGTAACGGGGTCATATACCAATACAGACGTAATTACCATAGATTTAGATTCTAAATTAATTACATTTAACGGCAATCCGGCAAGAAACCTAATAACAGGTACATCTACGTGGTTCGGGGCGGTACCGGGAGCCAATGCGTTTTATTTAACAGGTACGAGTACACTAGCGGGAACGACGGCGGCTACGGTCACTTGGCGTTCAGCATATATCTAAGGAGAAAAAATGGCATTACGTACACCGCCAAGCTGGCAACAGAATGCGTCGCACCCGGCTGAAAATGACCGCTTGACTACTCAAGGGTTGTGGCGTACTACCGGCATTTTATCCTCAGCTGATTTAGCAGTAACGGCAAACGGAACGCCAAATATGAGCGTAAACGTGGCTAGTGGTTGGGCTGCAATCGTGGGAACGCTGCAATCAAATATGGGAGCGTATACAGCATATAACGATGCTTCGACAAACTTAACCATTACAGCGGCAAGCGCGTCAAACCCGCGAATAGATTTAGTATGCATGACGGTATCAGATTCTTACTATACAGGGTCGTTAAACCAAGTAGCATTCCAAGTAGTACCCGGAACGCCAGCTGCGTCTCCTACAGCACCGAGCCTACCGGCTAACTCAATCTCACTAGCAACGGTATTAGTAGGTACAAGCGTAACTAGCATTACATCGGGCAATATAACCGACACTAGAACAACATCATCTACATCTTTCGTATCACTTACCGGAACGCAAACATTAACAAACAAAACATTAACTGACCCGGTAGTTACAGAATCAGTTAATGCGCAAACAGGAACTACATATACACCTGTGCTAACAGACGCTAAGCAAATGGTGACATTGTCTAACGCTTCGGCAATCACAGTAACAATTCCACCTAACTCATCTGTGGCTTACGCAGTCGGCTCAAAAATTGATTTCATACAAAAGGGCGCGGGTCAAGTTTCATTTGCTCAAGGCGCGGGAGTAACTATTCGTTCGGTAGGCGCGACAACGACAGCGCCAAAACTACGCGTGCAATACTCAGCTGCAACCTGCTGGTATGAAGGAAGCGACGTTTGGTACATCGTGGGAGATATTGCCTAATGCCTATTCTCGGAATTATTGCTTCACAAATGACTGGACATTTTGGTCTATCTGTTGACTATCTCGTAGTTGCAGGTGGCGGTGGAGGGGGTACTGCATCAGGAGGTGGTGGTGGTGCAGGTGGACTTCGTTCAACAGTAACCGCAACTGGTGGTGGTGGAACTTTAGAAACTGCTTTAAGTATGGTGCTTAATACTTCATTTACTGTGATTATTGGTAGCGGTGGCGCTGCTAATACTGCTGGTTCTAATTCAGTATTTTCTACCATTACTTCAACTGGTGGTGGTCGTGGCTCTTCCCAAAATTCAACACCGACTATCGGCGGTTCAGGTGGTGGTGGCTCTGGCGATGCGTCCGTATTAACTGGCGCAGCGGGAACTGCAAATCAAGGTTATGCGGGTGGTGCTGGAAATGGTGCTGGTTCAAACCCTGCCGGCGGCGGCGGAGGCGCTGGTGCTGTAGGTGCAGATGGTAGTTCTGGAACAACAGGTGGTAATGGTGGTAATGGTGTAAGTACATCTATATCAGGAGCAAGTGTTACTTATGCTGGCGGCGGTGGTGGTGGAAAATATAACAATACATTTGCAGGAGCTGGTGGAACTGGTGGAACTGGTGGTGGCGGAAATGGTGCTAACTCTGGTTCAGGTTCCGCAGGAACTGCTAATACTGGCGGTGGTGGTGGTGGTTCTGCTTTTGGCGGAACTGGCGGCGCTGGTGGCTCAGGAATTGTAATAGCCCGTTACTCAGGCACTACACAAAAAGCAATCGGTGGAACTGTAACCACATCAGGTGGAAATACAATCCATACATTTACATCTTCAAGCACTTTTTATACTTCAATGGCAACAGCCAAAGCAACTGGCGGCTTAATCAGCCGCGATGCAACATACTTTTATCATACATTTTTATCCACAGGAACTTTTACTCCTTCAAGTACGTTAACTGCTGATTTATTAATTGTCGCAGGTGGTGGAGCAGGTGGAGCAGATGAAAGTGGTGGCGGTGGCGCCGGTGGTTACCGTTTACTTACTTCTAATTCTCTTTCATCAGGTACTGCATATACAGCAACAATCGGAGCAGGTGGAACAGCAGCGGCGGTTTCTACTCGCGGTGGGGCAGGAAGTAACTCATCATTTTCGGGTTCAGGATTTGCTACATTATCTTCAAGCGGCGGTTCAGGCGGTGGCTCAAACAGTTCTCAACCTGTGGCTGGCGGCTCAGGCGGCGGAGGTTCTGGAAGTTCGGGAACTGGCGGAGCAGGTAACGTAGGTTCTTATTCACCAGTTGAAGGATATGCAGGTGCGAACTCAGTCAAAGGCGGCGGAGGAGGCGGAGGCGCAACCTCGATTGGTTCATATTCAAGCGGCGACCATGCTGGTAATGCTGGCGGAGCAGGGTCATCAACGGCTTCTTCTTGGGGTGCTGCAACTTCTTCTGGTCAAAATGTAAGCGGAACATATTACTTTGCAGGTGGTGGAGCCTCTGGCGCACAAGGAAGTTACTCTTACAATGGTGGTGTAGGCGGTTCGGGCGGCGGAGGTCGCGGTTCAGGAGCGGATGGTGCTCAAGCAGCAGGAACTGTAAATACAGGCGGTGGAGGCGGAGCTGCTTCGGGTTGGGGTGGAACAAGCAATGGAACTAACGGCGGCTCAGGTATTGTTATAGTTCGTTACTTAATCTAAGGAGAAGGCAAATGAAAATCGTAAAAAATGAAGAAAAGACTACGCAACTTTTTAGTTACGAAATCATAATGCTCGTTCATATTATTGCTGATAGCGAAGAAACCGCTAAAGGGCAGTTGGATGAAAAGGGCGGAATAGTTACAAAGCGCGAAGTAAAATTACTTAACGCGGCAACTCTTTACGGCGAAAAAGGAGATAAATAATGGCTCATTACGCAGAAATAGAAAATGGAAAAGTTACCCGCGTTATCGTTGCAGACAACGCAGAATGGTGCAAAACCAATCTCGGCGGTACTTGGGTTCAAACCTCGTACAACACGCAAGGTAATGTCCATGCATTAGGCGGTACGCCGCTACATAAAAATTATGCTGGAATCGGCTATACATGGGATGGCGTAGGATTTGCGGCTCCTCAACCTTTCGCGTCATGGCAATTAAACGCAACCTCATATATTTGGGAAGCGCCAATACCTATGCCGACAGACGGGAAAAAATACGAATGGATTGAAGCTGATAAAAAATGGCGGGTAGCAGCTGATACGCCGATAGTATAAAAGCATGGCTACTACAACTTACCGGTATTTATTTGCAGACCTGCTAACTAACAATATTCTTGCAGAGCTGCCGATAACGGGCGTAAGTTTTACGCAGCAATTAAATACGGCCGGAAGTTTTACGGGTCACTTGCTTCTTTCGGGAGTAAACGCAACTAACCTCAACGTGGCTAACGGAACTATCCCGGGGCGTACGGCAATCTACGTAGACCGTAACGGGGCGTTGGTTTGGGGTGGAGTAATATGGGGAAGAGAATACAACTCAACCTCACAAACGCTAACATTCCAAGCTAGAGAATTCGAGTCATATTTCGAGCGGCGCAAGATTACTACTACGCAAGTATTTACGAATGTAGACCAATTAACAATCGCGCAAACGCTGGTGAACGGAGCGCAGACTCCAACGGCGGGAAACATCGGCGTCGTAGTACCTCCTAGCACATCGGGAATATTGGTAAGCCGAACCTATTACGCGTATGAATTAAAAAATGTGTATTCAGCGCTACAGGATTTAGCAAAGCAAACTGACGGATTCGATATGAATATCGAAGTGGCATACGATGGTGGAGGAAATCCAACTAAAACGTTTGTTTTCTCATATCCTAAATCGGGAACTACTTACACATCTACAAGCCTAACCGCACCGGTATTTGAATTCCCTAGCGGAAATATGATTGAATACATTTACCCCGAAGATGCTTCTATTGCGGCTAACACCATTTATGGATTAGGAGCAGGAAGTAACGAAGGCAAACTAATTACAACTGCAACCGACGCAACAAAATTAAGTAGCGGCTGGCCTATATTGGAGCAGGAAGCAAACTATTCAGATATAACAGATGCAACATTATTGGCCGGATTAACCTCGGCTCAGATTACGGCTACATCTTATCCACCGACTACACTCAAAGTCGCAGCACCGCCGGCGCAAAACCCGGTATACGGAACGTACAAAATCGGAGACGACGTAAGAGTAATTATTACAGATAACAGATTTCCTAATACGCTAGACGCAATTTACAGATTGGTCGCACTCAGCGTAACGCCGGGCGAAAATGGTCCGGAAAGAGTAACGCTAACGCTAACGACGGGAACATACTAAATGGGGTACATCAATCAGCCTTTCGATTTCAAAACATTTTTTGATGACATTTTTAGCCGATTACGCAAACTAGAAACGGCGCAGCGATTTACAATACCTATCGTTACTACAGACCCAACGGCTCCTCGCAACGGAGACATGTGGTACAACTCAACGAGCAGTACATTAAAATTCGTAAACTCTGCTGGTACAATTAAAACTATAACTCTTACATAACCCGAAAGGGCGCAATCGTGACCGCAGCTGACAAGATAAACGCTATACGCTCTATTTTAGAAATCTTAGTCATAGCCGCCGGCGGACTACGGGTAATTTACAAGCTGAATAAACGCTTAGACCGGATTGAGTACCAGCTGTACGAAAATGGCGGGGCAAGCATGAAAGACCAGATGAATAGGCAAGACGAAACCCTACAGGGATTAGCATTAGACTTGGCGGTATTAAAAGCAAAACTAGGAGAATAAATGGCGCTAGATATAAAGAAGGTACTCGCGTTATGCGAAGGCAAACTCGGTTACAAAGAAGGCACAAATAACGATACAGAATTCGGTAAGTGGTACGGGCTAAACAATCAGCCTTGGTGCGCGATGAGCGCGTCTAAGATGTTCGCTGACGCAGGGTTAATTGCCTCAGTAGCCAATACCAAAAAGGGATTTGCCAGCTGCGATGCTTGGCTTAAATACCTCGTAAAAAACAATCAGATTGTGCCGGTGGGTCAGGCTCAGGCCGGAGATTTAGTGTTTTATCAGTTCGACGCTGACGCGGAACCCGACCACGTAGGTATCGTCAAAGGCCACAATACAACGCTAAAGTACATGTACGTCTACGAAGGAAATACCTCGGCAGATAAGAAAGGTAGTCAGAGCAACGGCGATGGCTACTACCTAAAGAAGCGCGACTACAAGACCATTATGGCAGTAGCGCGTCCGAAAGGATAAAGATGAATGCTAAGACTCAAGCAATGCTCGCGTCATACGGCCGCAGTTTTATTGCAGCTGCAGGAGCGGTAATTGCAACAGGAAATACCGACTACAAGGCAATCCTAGTAGCAGGAGCGATTGCAACAGTACCGGTAGCAATCCGCGCGATTAACCCTAAAGATAAAGCGTTCGGCGTGGGAGCAGACCTACTCACAATCGAACTAACAAAATTGGCTAAGCCAACTGCAAAGAAGGCAGCTGCCAAAAAGTAAAAAACTTAATAGCGACGACCCCTAACTAACGGAGAAGTGGTTGGGGGTCTTTGCATGTCGTAACGTGTGGGTTCACGAAATCCTTGCTAGACTTTGCACTAGGAGGCTCACATGGCATTAGCAGATAAATTAGCAAGCATGAGCAATACATTAAAAGAAAATTATTGCGCTTACAAAGTAATGTACGACGGGTTGAAGCCGGAAGACAGAAAAGCATTAGACGAAGCATGGGAAAAGGGCTACTCCGCAAACGTGATACTAAATGCGTTACGTTCCGAAGGAATTAAAAGTAGTAACGAAGCAATTAGGCGTCACAGAATGGGAGCATGCAAGTGTCCAAAGAAAACAAAATAGACGGCATACTCGATGAACGTCAAGCAATTTACGGAGACGCGCACCGCAATTTCGCAATCACCGGAAGAATATGGGGAGCGTTGTTATTTACAGATGACATTCCGGCGTGGAAGGTAGCGCTGATGCTAGACGCGTACAAGTCTGTACGTTGCATAGCAAACCCGGCGCATGACGATTCATGGCAAGACAAACTGGGCTACACAATACATGGCCGAGAGATTGCGATGACTGATGAGCCTTAAAAAAGCGCTCGACGAATTACCGGAAGACATAGAAAGCGGAGACGTAACAGAGCTGCGCAGAGCGCTTATGCGCACTCAAAAGAAACTGATGGAGACTAAGCAAAAGGTAGACGATTTAGTTGCGGCAACACACACAGCTGCATACGACGCGACGTTATCATTCGGCAAAATCTCATTAGTAGCCGAACCTAAAATTGCAAAGAGCAGCAAAAAAGCCGAAGTAGCGCTATGGCACATGACGGATTGGCAGGGCGCAAAGAAAACACCTAGTTACGACAGCGAAGTAATGCGTAAACGAGTATTAGAATTCGCTAGCAAAGCGGTCAGCATTACCGAGATTCACAGAGCAGACCACCCGGTAGACGAAGTATTTATCTTATTCGGCGGAGATATGATTGAAGGGCTATTTAACTTCCCGGGGCAAGCGTTCGAAATTGACTCAACGCTATTCGAGCAATACGTAAACGTAAGCCGGCTATGCGTAGACGTAGTTAGATACGCGCTCGCTAATTACAAGAAAGTAACGGTTGTACCGGAATGGGGAAACCATGGGCGAATTGGCAGCAAGCGCGATAATGTTCCTCGTTCAGATAATTTCGACCGTATGTGTTACGAATTGGCTAAACAATTATTACAGGGCGAAAAAAGATTAACGTGGCAGGATTGCCCGGAAGATATACAGCGGGTAGAGATAGGCAACTACAGAGCGCTGCTAATACATGGAGACGAAGTAGGGCGTAACGGATTTGCTTCACCCGGAGCAATCGTGCAACATGCAAACAGATGGCGCAGCGGGGCGTATAACTGGGAATTCAGAGACGTATACATCGGGCATTACCATACGCACGCAGAATGGGCGATGGCTAACGGGTTGGGTGCTGTGTATCAAACAGGAAGTACGGAAAGCGAAAACAGATACGCCGGAATTAACCTAGCAGCAAGCGCAACACCGTCACAGAGATTGCACTTTATTGACCCGGTAAAAGGCCGCGTCACAGCTGGCTATAAAGTTTGGTTAGACTAATGGAGAAAACATTGAATATACACCTAGCAATACAGCGCAACTCCATACGAGAAGGAATTATCAACGAGCCGGAACCGAAAAACATGAGCTGGCAAAGTAAAATTATTTGGGAAATGGCGCGAATTCGATTTACGCAAGTAGTAGATGAGGCGGCAGATGCCGACGTATGAATTCAAATGTCCGGATTGCTTCCGCTTAGAGGAGCAGTATTTCACGTTCCAAGAAGAGCATAAATTAGATTGCCCGAGCTGCAAGACAAAGATGGACAAGGTGATAAAAGCAACGCCGGCCATCTTTACTGGAGGAGGCTGGGGCGGAAAACCTTAGTCTAGATAAGTAAGCCAAGATTTACCGGAAGTATTCTGCAAAGCTACTTGAACTGAACCGCCGGAATAAATGTCGTATTTCATAGCGACCTTAACGGCTTGCTCAACAATTTCTACGGCCTCTTCCCAATCATCTACCTCATGCAGACCAAGAGCATGAGCCGCGCCAAGCGCTAACTCCATACCGGAGCCGGTAACGTAAAGGCGATTAGAAGTACGCTCAACGCCATAGACCTCATCTACAAGGTACAACACGCCATTAGCGGCGATAAGAAACTCATTATCGTGCGAGGCAACGTCGCCATCATCTTTCATGTCGTAGCCATTGACTATAAAAGATTTACGCAAAGCTGGCACAAAGGTATTAACCATAAATCTATCAAGGTTGGAACGGGGCGGAGCCGGAGGAGCAAAGGCGTGCTGGATAAGATTCATGCCTCGGACTAAACCGGCAGCGGATACAAGGTACTTACCGTTCTGCGCAATTTTACCCATTGGAGAGCAGTCAGCGGATAGGTGGTAAGAAGTAGTTTGCGTATCTCCGGCAATCAAACACCAATCATCATGCTGTACGGCTATAAGGGTTGTCATGGGGTAATCCTCTCATACGACACGCAGAAACTCAGATTACGAAACAAACGACATATTACAGAAAGTAAGGCAAGATTAGCCCTAACAGGTTCCGACTGGGAACCCAAAACGAAAGAAGGCATAGTAAATGGCTGGAAAATTTGACCTCGAATCATACGAGACAGTTGAAAGCAGATTAACAAAATTCTGGAAAGACCACCCGAATGGCCGGGTATTTACAAAACTCGAATACAGAGATGAACGAAGTTTTATTGTCTACTCTGAGATTTATTTCGACAAAGATGACATTAACCCTACTGCAACCGGGTACGCCGAAGAAATTGTCGGAGCGTCACCGGTAAATCGTACGTCGGCGCTTGAAAACTGTGAGACCTCGTCAATTGGGCGTTCTTTAAGCAACTGCGGATATGCGTCGCAGGGCAAGCGACCAAGCAGAGAAGAAATGGAAAAGGTAGAGCGATACGGTAAAGAGCCGCGCAAACCAATCACAGCTGCAAAGACGTGGAGCGCCGAAGAGCTGGCACTAGCAAAGATGGCAATAAGCGAAGCGATGATTGCTAGCACATTAGAAGAAGCGCGAAAGATTTGGGATATACATAAAGCAATCCTTGACGCACCGGTAGAAGGTACTACGCTAAAAGACGCACTTAATTCGAGAGTGCAGCAAATAGCATGAGCAACGATTACACAGTAGCGGATATGCGGCACAATGCTGGATACCCGGAATTGCCGCTAACTCCATACGCAGGTACTAGCGGCTGGAAGGGAAGCGACGCAAGCCGGGAGCGCGCAGTACAGGAAGACGCTAACGGAGCAACATCACTAAGACAAAGCATAACCCTACACAGAGTACGCACTCAGGAAGAGCGCGGCCTAACGTGGAAAGAATTAAGCGAGATTGAAAACTGGCACGCAGGTCAATGCAGTAGTTCACTTTCAATTTTACATAAAGAAGGATTTATCTTCCGACTAAAAGAAAAACGTAACCGCTGTTCAATATACGTAACAGAGGAGCATATTGACGGAAGAGAAATAAGCGACTATAAAAAGCAAAACGAATGCAAACATTGTGGAGGAAAATTATGAGCGACAAATCAAAGAAGTTCGAGCCTCAGATTGGTTGGATTGTAACTATCAACCATCAGCAAGTAAGCGTGCTACGCCTAGCGGAAACTCTAGACCTAGACGCAATCAAAGTGGCTAAAGGATTGGACAAAGCTGGATACATACTCAGCCCGGATACGTTCAGTATTTCAAACGACGTGGCTAAATTGCTAGAGTATGAAAATAAAGCGGCTAATGCAAAACCGGATTTACGGGTCGCACCTAGCATGGCAGACGTAGCGGAAAGCGTAAGCGAGCTGGACGAAGAGGAAATGGCAAATGAGTAATGCAGTAGTTACTCCGGCGCAGATTGAAAAACGACTCTACGACCTAAGCAAAGAGATTGACGAAAGTCACAGCGAATTGGTAGAAGTAGAAAGTCATTACAATTCTTACAAGGCGCAATATGAAATAGCGATTGCAAGAAGCCGCATGACCTACAGCACCAAGTCATCTCCCACCGGAAAGAATTACACCGTCAGCGAGCGCGAAGATATGGCGCTGATAGATAACGAAGAGCTGCACCTACGGGTCGCGATGGCGGAGGCGCAAGTCAAAGCTGCAAGAGCAAACGCAAGCCGAATTAAAACTCAAGTAGAGATTGCACGCAGTATTGGAACGTCGGTGCGCTCATCTATGGAGGCGCTATGAGCAAAGAAATAACAACTGTAAGGTGCGCTCATTGTGCAAAAGAGATTACGGTCGCCGAAAAAGATATACGAGTATTAAATTACTGTTGGGAATGCAAATGAGCGAAGAAAAAGATAAATTAACTCAAGACTTGGCTCAGCCATTTATTGACGCATATAAAAAAACGCACCCGGAATTAACCGAAGAACAGATTAGACAAGCGTTAAAACTCTTCGGACAGATGCATGATTGAAGGAATACATCTATACGACCAAGCGCTCGCGTTCATTAAATTAGATGCGCTAAACGTAGTAGTCCATAACTCAGGAGTAAAAAACGTAGATGGCGGAACGTCAGTAAATGCTTATGAAGTATTAGCGCGCGAATTCGAACATTATTGGAGGAGCGTTATAGGACAAGAAGTGGCTAAACAATTCAATTTAGACCCAACTAATCCTGATGTATTACTACTAACGATTTGGAAAGCAAATGATTAACCTGAATGACCTACTGAGCAAAAGCCTAAATGCATACGATAAAAACAGAGACCGGAGCAAGCAGGTAGAAATCGGTCCATCAAGTATTGGTGGTTGTCGCCGGCAGGTTTATTACCAGCTGCAAGAAGCGCCGAAGACAAACCCGGAGACGGAAGCGCTAGCGGCCATATTAGGTACGTTTATACACTCAGGGATTGCCGATGCAATCAAGCGAGAAGACCCGTTTGGCGATAACTTTTTAATCGAACAGGCGTTCGAGTATGAAGGGTTAAAAGGCCATTGTGATTTATACATTAAAGACATTGGCCTCGTTGTGGATTGGAAGACTACAAAGAAGAAAAGCCTACGTTACTTCCCGAGCGACCAGCAAAGATGGCAAGTGCAGCTGTACGGATACCTGCTGAGCAAGAATGGATACGACGTAAAAGAAGTCTCGTTGGTTGCAGTACCGCGTGACGGAGAGATGGCAGAGATACGCTCGCACCGGGAGCCATACGACGAGAGCGTTGCGCTAACGGCGTTAGAATGGCTAAATGAAGTCAAAGCAAAAGCAGCTGCAAACGAGCCGCCGGCTCCGGAAAAATGGTCGGGGTTCTGCTCCAACTATTGCAATTACTACGACGCGAGCGGGGAAATAGGTTGTCAGGGTACAGCGAAATAGATTGGGATAAAGCCGAATGTCGCGGCGCACCTACGCACCTATTTTACGTAGTCGAAGAGGAGCGCTCGGCTATGCAACTAATAGGAGCAGATACGCTACGGAGGATTTGCGGTGCGTGTCCGATTTTAGAGGCGTGCCTCGATTACGGAATGCGACATGAAAACTATGGCGTGTGGGGCGGCTTATTGACAAAAGAGCGAAATGCGTTGAAAGTCAGGCACACTTCGCCGCTAAGGAAAAAGGCAACAGAGGAATTACAGCAATTCGGGATTTCTATAGAAAAGATAGAGGCGATGGCAAATGAGTATACGAGTAATGAGCGAAGTGTGGAGAACGAATTTACCTACTACCGAGAAGATGATTTTATTGGTAATAGCAGACCACGCAAGTGACGAAGGGGATAACGCGTGGCCGAGTCAGCAAACGATTGCGACCCGGGCAAGCTGCAACGTGCGAACAGTCCAACGGACAATAAATGAACTGGTGTCAAAAGGTTACCTTTGGGTAGAAAAGCGGGGAGGCGGCTCGGCTAATTGCCGAGATGACCGACGGCCGCACCGATATACAGTAGTAATGAGTAAGTTACGGGGCGACAAATCACCGGCTCGCAAAGAAGTACGACCCGACATTGACGACGTGAACGACCCGGCACTCGCGACGGCTACGACCCGGTTCTCACGACCTATGAAACACCCTATAGAAACACCCATAGAAACACCCAATACGTTTGATTTATTTTGGAAGGTATATCCAAGAAAAACTGCAAAGGGAGCAGCCCGAAAAGCATGGGATAAATTAAAGGCTGAGGAGCAGCTGGCAGCGACGGAAGGTGCGCAGCGATTTGCCTCTGACCCGAACCGTGACGAGACGTTCACACCTCACCCGGCGACATGGATTAACGCAGAGAGATGGCTAGATGAACCTTTACCACCCCGCAAACTGACTCCGGAGGCTCTCAGAGCGCAGGAAATAGTCGCGGCTAGGGAAAGGGCAGCCCGGGAAGCAGAGGCCGGCAAACGGCTTGCAGAGCTGGACGAGAGGGCAAGGGAAAACGCAGTACCAATGCCGGAATACATAAAAGATTTATTGAAAAGGGTTTGACTCAGATTATCCGTAAGGGTTACACTAATACGTAATCTCAACCCAAAAGGGAGGTGAATACATGGCAACACTCGTAAAAACGGAAGCGGCAAAGCTGCAATTTGGCGACCGCGTAATTCTCAATTCAAAACGCTGGACAATTAAAGGCATTATGGGTCCGGACTCAATCGGTACCTATGATTTATTTTTATTAGACGATGAACATACAGCTGGAACAGCAATCGTAAATGGTCTAGTAACAGTAGAAGCGTGATTGAATTTAGAGTAAATGGATTACCGGTTCCGCAAGGAAGCATGAAGGTAATTAACGGAAAAGTGCTGCACTCGCAAGGTAGCGCGCTCGCGGTATGGCGCTCTACGATTGCGTGGGAAGCGACACTAGCCGGCTGCAAACCCGAAGAAGGCGCGATGAAATTAACGCTGCTATTTATTATGCCGCGGCCTAAAACAGTAAAGAGAGCAGAGCCAAGTGTGGCTCCGGATTTAGACAAGCTGACAAGAGCTGCGATGGATGCGCTTACATCAGTCGCGTACGGTGACGACGGACAAGTAACTGAAATACATGCCATGAAAATTTACGGTGGCACTCCCGGACTCGAAGTTAGAGTAGAAAAAAAATAAAAATAAATTAAAAAAAGTTGGCACAATGGGCGACAAATTACAAACAGTAAGGCAGAATTAGCCCTAACAGAGACCGACAGAGTCTCCCAACCGAAGGGCAAACAAATGACACAGTACGAAAAAACAATAGAATCACTAGGACTTTCTGACAGCGCAAAGCGCAACGCAACAATCGTTACTTACAAGAAAATCAAAATTGCTACATACGTCGATGGCGGCGGATTAGACCAAATCGTATTCCCGGGTCAAGGCACAATCGCTGACGAAATCAGTCACGAACTATTCTGCAAGATGGTTGATAACTACAACTCAATCGGACTCATCAAGTCTGCAATCGCAGCTGGCGCAACTATCATGCCAATGAAGGCTAAGGCCGGATACTACGTATACAACGTTCAAGGCTACAAAGAATTATGGCGCGGCAAGATTGAAAAAGAAGCCACAGAGTATTCATACCGCGCCGGTTACATCGCTAACCTTGATAACCTCGATTACGCAATCGAAGAAGCTGCGGCAGAAATGCGCGCACTCATGGCGGAGGCTAACTAATGGCTACCGTTGAAATTCTTAAATGTACAGAATGCGGGTTCGCTTGCGACCGCGCATGGAAGACCTATAAGCACGCAGACTCCGGCCTCATTTGGTTAGAGGCCGGAGTTTGCCGCCAATGCTGGAATGCGTTTATGGCTCGCTCAGACAAAGCTGCAAAAGCCGAAGTTGCAGCGGCCGGCTACCGAGCAGAATTCTAAAAAATAAATAAAAAAACTTTACTTAAATGGGCGACAAATCCAACAAAGTAAGGAAGAATTAAACTCAACAGGGAACAAAGGTTCCTCCCAAACGAAGGCAAACAAAATGAACGCAACACAAAAAAGCATAGAAACACTAGGTGAAATTACCTACAAAGACGCTAATGGCAATACACGTTATTGGAAGACACAAAGTGGCGCATGGAACTTTGCTAACAAACTCAACGCAGAATTGACTAACGGTTCATGGGCGTTTGAAAACGAATACCTCAAAGGTTTCTACTTAGAGTTTAAGGCGGATAACTAATGACTCAGGCAATCAGCCTACTCGGGCAACTACAACGCGAATTAGATAAGGCAAAAGAGCAGTATTCAATTAACATCAACAATGACAAGAAGTCATTTTATTTCTTAGGCAAGATTGACGGAATCGAAGCGGCTATCAAGGTGGTAGCAATGAATTTAGTGGAGGCAAACTAATGACTACTCTTACAATCAACATCAAGCGCGCTACAGAGATTGCCGGCAGCTGCCTACAAGGTTACGTCTACGCAACACGCGCCGAACTCACAGCGCTATTTGGCGAGCCGGGCGACGGCGATAACGGCTACAAAGTATTTCATAACTGGCACATCAAAATCGCAGTAGGCGACGAATTAGGCACTACTGCAACCATTTACGACTGGAAGTACGATGAAGTATTCGCAGCTGACAAAATGATTAAGTGGAATATCGGTGGATTCTCACAAAACGCGGTAGACGCTGTACGCCTAGCGCTAGCAGGGCATCGCGGTATTCTTAACGGAGCGCAGGTAGAAGCATGGTACGCACGATGAGCAACAGATTTATTGACGACGGAGCCGGGATTGTCATTATTAAAACTAAGGCTAAATGTCCGGAATGCTCACGCGTATTTGATTTGGCTAACGACAAAGACGCGAGCGAATGGGCTTACGGCCATGACTGTGAGGCAAAGTAAATGTGGATATTGTTATTAGCCGGAGCGCCTATTGCGGCGTTGGCTCTAATCGGATTATTTATGCATGATGAAATCATTAAGGAAAGCGACAAATGAAAATGGAACGCAAGTACATCGTACGGCGCAGGATTGTGGCCGGAGCAGCCCTAGCGCTCCTGCTCAGCCTCTTTACATACGCAACTAGGGATACATGCTACGTCGGTGAAGGCGGTAACGCTCTCGGCTACGGAAGCTGCTCAAAGATGATTGACGAAGTAATCAAGGGAGGCAAGTAATGAAGCGCGCAGAAATTGACTTAAGAGAAAAAATGAGTAACGAAATTGAAAATTTTATTTTGTCAAAATTTCACCCCGAATGGGGTTATTTAATTTCAAATGACAATTTGCATGGATTGCGTCAAGCGATAGGCATATTAAGAGAGCCAATCAACCATAACCTCATCTGTCCTTGCTCATTATGCGTCAAGTGGGAAATCAAAAGCTGCTCAGATGATTGCAACAAACACCGCCGAATCACAATCGCGGAAGCAGCGCAATTCGCGAAGATTCAATATGTAGAAATCACAGACAGATTCGAATGCGGTTGGTGCAATCAAGGTAAAAACGAATGGGAGATTACAGAGCTGCTATACGACGTAGCAAACGAATTTGCTATCACGCCATGCTGCCATACGGAGGCTACGGAGGCACTGAACATTCCGGAGCCGGAAGAAAACGACCAGCGCAAAGAAGACGAAGCCTCATACCGCTATTCAGTTACGGGGCGCTAAGATGAGTGAAGAGACATATAACGGCTGGAAGAATTACGCGAGCTGGAACGTAATGCTACATATAGATAACGATTACCCGACCTATAAAGCGGCGGTAGCGTTCATGAAGGATTACAAAGGCAAACGGCCATATATAGATTTCTGCGCGGACTCAGGATTAGACACGCAGAAAACGCCTGACCGTATCAACTGGATTTCAGCGCAACTGGACTATGAAGCGCTAAACTCGGCGATGTGGGAACTAGCACCCGAAGGAGCAAGAAAAGTCCAATGAAAAAAGATTACGACCCGATGATACGTGAATTTATGATTACCTCTGCAAAGATGCTTCGCAAGGGCGCGCGCAGCAAAGATGCCGGCCTAATGTGGGCGGTATTGGTAAACCTAGATAGCGTATTGGAGTCGTTTCTAATGCCGGCCGAAGAGCAATACCTCGTCAGCAAGCTGAGAAAAGAGATTGAAGAAAGAGAAATACAGGAAGAGCAATTTAGGACAATCGAGCGTTAAAGCGGCGTTCATTCCGCTAAGTCCGGTCATAATGGCAGCCCTAATCCACGCCTAGCCGGTACTGCGCTCCCTTTAGCGGCCGGGGAACACCTTTCGACTCGGCCGCTAAACCTAAAATTACAGATAGAATTTATGCACTATTCGCTATCACCGCAAAGGGGAACGAAAATGAATAGCAATGACAAAATGATTAACCGGTGCGCTTACGGCGCATGGCATTATGGAGAACAACTCTGCGAAGCCTGTAAGAAAGGGCGGAAGGCAGAGGCATAAGATTACGGGGTAAAGTCCTTGTAACGGCCATATTGGTTGGACTTTGCCATTCATTTATACCCGGCGTTGCAATACCGCTAACGGTGACTGTGGAACAACGAGCTCAGATTAACCCGAAGCAATACGCGCACGCGCTGGTAATGAATCAATGGAAGAGCAAACGCGAATACAGCTGCCTAGAGCAACTGTGGGAGCATGAAAGCCATTGGAACCCGAAGGCTCACAATAAGTCATCGGGCGCGTTCGGTATTGCTCAATTTATGCCTCAGACATGGAATAATTACAACTACCCATACAAACCAAAAGCCGCTAGTATTCAGATTACGGCCGGATTACGCTACATAACAAAGCGTTACAACACACCTTGCAGGGCGTGGGAATTTTGGCAAGCGCAATCCCGAAAGGGTAACGCATGGTACTAAGGAGCAGCGATGGACAAACGCCTAGTAAGGATTGTCCAAGAGCGCGCTAACGGGTATTGCGAAGTGTGTGGCAGAGGAGCCGGCGAAAGCATGGCGCTGCACCATAGAAAATTAAAGTCAAGAGGAGGCAAAGACTCAGCGGCTAATCTAATCTCGATTCATCATGGGTGCCATAACATGAAGACAGAGAGTGTGCACCTGAACCCGGAATGGGCGGAGCAAAACGGATACATGACACCGAGTTGGCAAGAGCCGCATGAGCAGCCAATTAATTTGTGTAATGCGGGATTCGCATTACTATTAGACGACGGAAGTATTAAATACTTAGAGGAGAAGGCGCATGAATAACATTACAACTAAAGGCAACATTGGAAGCGAGCCTGAAATTAAGTTCGCGGGAGACCTCGCTATTGCTAGTTTCTCAGTAGCGCATACACCGCGCAAGAAAAACAAAAGTTCGCAAGCGTGGGAAGACGGCGAAACTATGTGGTATCGCGTTACATTTTTCGGCTCAAAAGCAGAGGGCATTGTAGATAACTACAGTAAAGGCGACTCAATTTTATTGACCGGAATGCTCTCGCAAAGTACATATACAAACAAAGACGGCAAGACAGTAACCGGCCTTGAAATTACCGGAACAGAGATTGCAAGAATAGCCAAGACGCAAGCTGCAAAGACTAAATATGTCGAAGAGAAGGTAGAAATGCCTTCATGGTAATCAAAGAAATCGAATTCACAGAGATGAGTTCTCAACAGGTAGCCGAATACCTCGGAATTACAATTAACAATCTACGGCAGATTCAACACCGCAAAACGCTGCAATGGAAGCGCAGGGAATGGCGTAATGTGTATTACGAGCGCGCCGAAGTAGAGGCATACAAGGCCAAGCGCGAACTGCGTAAGCAACGCTAATCTATCGGTATGGCTATCGTCATACCGGAATTAGTTTCGCTAGAAGACCTAGACGAAGCGATGAGCCACGTACAAAATATGCTGGCTCTACCGGGTATGGAACGGGAGCGCAGAAACATATTATTGTCAGCATTAGATGACTTATTAGACGCGCGTCTTGAGATTACACAGGAAGCAGAATTCTTGCTAAGGTTAGAGTCGGAGGCCTCAAATGCAGATACAAGAAGTGGCGCTAATAACGCTAAAGCCTTATCCAAATAACCCGCGTAAAGGCAATATAGATTTAATTGCAGAAAGCCTAGAAACATACGGCCAATACAAACCAATTACAGTCAATAAACGCACTAACGAAATATTGGCGGGTAATCACACTTACCAAGCTGCGCTCAAACTCGGTTGGCCTACGATTGCGGCAACATACGTAGACGTAGACGCAAACACAGCTGCAAAGATTGTGCTAATGGATAACCGGACTAGCGACGCGGGAGGCTACGACGACGGAGCGCTCTACGGATTGCTAGATTCATTAACAGATATAAACATGACCGGGTATACAGATAAAGACCTACGCGGACTCAAAGAATTATTTGACGCACCGGAAAGTACGCTACGTAATACGGTAATGGGTAAGACGTTGCACGAATGGCAGGAAAGCCTCAATGACCGGACTACAAGAATTATTATGTTCGATTATGAAAAAGTGCAATACACATGGGTCGCGGAGAAGCTGGAACAATTTAGAGATGAAAACGACCTCGGCACTAATACCGAAGCGCTAATACGACTTATAGAGAAGATTTCAGGAGAGGAAGCGCCGGAATGAACGCAGTAAAAGTAGCGGTAGATACACTTAAGCCTTACCCTAAAAACCCGCGCAAAGGCGACGTAAAACTAATTGCTGAATCATTAACGGAATACGGGCAATATAAACCAATAGTAGTCAATAGTGTAAATAATGAAATACTGGTCGGTAATCACACATACGCAGCTGCAAAATCGCTCGGGTGGAAAGAGATTGACGTAACGTATATTGAGGCAGACCCGGAGACAGCGGCAAAGATTGTGTTGATAGACAATAGAACGAGCGACCTCAGCGGATACGACAATAACGCGCTATTAGAATTGCTGGAACGGCTAGATAACCTCGAACATACCGGATATGGCGATGATGAATTTGATGATGTATTAGCAAAGATTGAAGAAGAAAAAACGCCAAGCGTGAAAGAAGCAATCAAAACTAACAGCCTAGACGAGATTGCAGGGCAGATTGAAGGATTGGCAGAGAGATACAAGGCGGTAGATACAAAGGTATTCATGGTGGAATTAGAAAACCATGTCTATATCTGGACTATTGAGCAGCTGGGAAAGCAACGCCTAAAGAGCGGGGCGCAAAGCAACTCCGACGCGCTGGTAAAATTGCTGGAAGAAAACTACGGCGAAACGGCTCCCAAATGAAATTAGCAGACCTACCGGTAATTCGGGTAAAGCGGGTAATGAGCGCTGAGGAAGCAACGGAATTAGTCGGCGTAACGGTAATGGACTTAGAGCCTAACTGCCGCACCGCTGCGCTATTTATTGACGACGAAACGGAGGAGCCAATCCTCGCGTATATGCCGATGGAAGATGAAGTAAACCTGCTACGGCGCTCAGTAATGGGTATCAAATACGGAACTACAAAGCGAGCAAGTACAGGAATGGAAAACCAATCCCGGACATTTGGCATGGCTCCGCGCAAAGTATTTCAACGCAGAGAAAGCTGCCGCACTACAACGCTGGCTAACGAACAACCCGAAGAGCATGCAGTATTGGTAGCGTTTGCAAAAAAGTTCGGAGAAATGTTTAAGGAATTCGCACCGCACCTATTCGAAGCTGACGCGAAAACGCTAGAAACCAGCGGCATAAGCAACGAATGGAAGATGACAGACGATGCGCTATGGACAAGCGGAGTAGTAAACAAAGCCTCAACGCTGCCATACCACCGAGACGGATTTAACTTCGCTACGTGGAGTGCCATGCCGGTAGTAAGAAGGAATATGCGCGGAGGATACTTACACTTCCCGGAATACGCGCTAACGTGCGCGTGCAGAGATGGTTGGGTTTTATTCTTCCCGGGATACAAGTATGTGCATGGCGTAACACCTATGCAAGAAACAGCGCCGGATGCATACAGGTTTTCAATCGTTTATTACGCATTACGGGGCATGAAAGATTGTTTTACGTTTGCAGTAGAGACAGCAAAGGGAGCAGAAAACCGCACAAAACGAGAAGACAAAATGGCCGAACAATTAAAAAACCCGGCTAACGCGTGGGAATAGATTACAGAAAGCCGGAATACAGAGAGCAAGTATTCCAAGACTTCTACGAATTTCACCTGCGCTACCGCTCTCACCCGGGCTGCGTGTATTACATAATGCCTTACCTCAAAGATAAGTTGCAATGGAACGACGAAGAGGCGTTATGGTTTGCGTTCCTCAACGGCAATACACAAAACCCGGTGACAAGTTACATATTGCATAAACGATTCCCGAAACCGGAGCAGCATAAAGAGTTAATTCAATTCTACATAGACAATTACCCGCGTTTAGAGTTCGATACTGACCGGAGATACCATAAAAAGTCACTAGAAGACGCAATACACAGTTACTTAGCGCTCGTAGGAAACTCACAAAAAGATTTTTGGTACTCCACAGCTGCAAAAGGATTCAGCGCGATGTGGCACGAAGCAAGCAAGATTGCTACGTTCGGCCGGCTAAGTACGTTCTCCTACCTCGAATACCTACGAATTATGGGCGTACCGTTTGATTGCGACACGTTATTTATTGACGACATAAGCGGGTCGCGCTCGCACCGAAACGGACTATGCATAGTGGCAGGGTTGGATAGATACGATTGGCATAAATCTAACCCGGAATTTGACGGAAAATATGATAACGAATTGTTACAAGGGCTAGAAAACAAAGGCGCTGACCTACTGATTGCGGCTAAAGAGCGCGCAAAGGGAAAACCATGGGAATATGACGTCTCGTATTTCACTTTAGAATCCACACTCTGCACATACAAGAGCTGGCATAGGCCTAACCGACGATACCCAAATGTGTATAACGACATGCTGGCCGGGCGCATACAGAAAAACGAAGATAATTGGCCGGAGGAAGACCTAAGTATATTTTGGCAAGCAAGAAAAGATTGCCTACCGGCGCACCTGCGTATAGAAGATAGCCCGGAAGACCTCGGCCTACACCCGATTAAACAAAACCATTACCGCACTACGGGGCAGGTAATTATGATGGATAAAGAATACCCGGAGTACGCAAATGATTACAATAACGCGGTAAACGAAGGCACAATAAAGGAATGGCTATGAACGATTCAGTATTCCCGACGCTAGGAATAAACAGAGAAAATACAAAGTGGGAAGACCACATGTATACGCTAACGCCGGTAGAATTACGCGACGG